GGCAGACAGAGAAAAAGAAGGGATAAGACGTATTGATGTTTGGGATCCGTTCGATCCTGAGTCAAAACATCACAATCAATTGAAAGCATTGATGTCAAATAACAAAGGTGAATCAGCGGTGCGGGAAGACAACATGCGGGACCTGGCCATACATGATATCGAAGCACAGTTGGGTAAAATCAACGACGAGATAACATTTTTACAGATCGACCAAAAAGACAAAGAGTCAGCATTGGCGGCCCTGGGCGAATTGAGATCGGTGCTTGACAAGTACCAATCACAACAGGAATCAGCGGTCAACGAATTGGCGGATGACGACAAGATCGAATTCACGAAGGTCATGCTGGACATATCACAGATCAAGGACAGGGTAGAAGCACTGTCTGTGGACGAGGATGCGAAGAAATCGGCGATACAGTCACTGACCAACGCGGAAGAGGCGTTGGTGGCCTTGGACGAATCAGCGGTGCGGGAAGACGACGAATCATACGGATATGAGTGGGAATGTTCTAATTGTGGAACTGAAAACGAATTTGTTATGACCCCACAAGAAAGAGCCCAGTATATCAAAGACTGGGAAGCAGACAATCAAGATCTAGTAGCAGACGGTGAAACAGGTGAGAATGCTTTGAATAACTTATTAGACGACACTGGTGAAGAAAGTGGAATGCACTATGGTCAAAAATGTATAAAATGTGGCACTGAAGCGGCAAACCCATATCAAGAGGAATCATCGGACTCGGGCGAACTGGCCAGGCTCAAGGAACTGTCAGGCATTGAGGAAGATGTTGACATGGATGCCCTCAAGAAATGGTACGAAAAATATTCCAAATACCAAGGACTGAACGGCGACAAACTGCCTTTCGGCCTGTACATGCAGATGGCACAGACGGGTGTGCCCACAGACGGCATGGAGGCAGGTGAGGCGAGACAGGCCATAGCGGACCAGAATCCCGACATTGATCCAAATGATGCAGAATCATTGGCCGGCTCCGCAGAAGAGATACCTGATGTGGATTTCGAAAAAGCAAATCAGCCAATCACAGATGCGATGAAACAAGAACTCATGGACATCATGGGCGTTGACTCCATAGGCGAGGACGAGATCACAAAGGCCATGAAGATGCTTGGCGTGTCAACAGGCATGGAATCCTACGAACCATTCCCTGAAGAGGACGAGATGACGTTCGAGGACGATGATGAGTTCTACGAGGCTTTCGGTGAACTGGGTTTCCCAGAAGACGAGACGGAATTGTTCGACGCGGAGTACAGGGGCAGGAAGGTGCCACTGAACAAACCCATGCGTGGTGACGTGAAAAAATTCAAAGTTTATGTGAAAGATCCAAAGACAGGAAATGTGAAAAAAGTAAACTTCGGACACGGCGGAAGTTCAGCCAGGAAGGCCGGACAGAAGACCATGAAGATCAGGAAGTCAAATCCCAAGGCGAGGAAATCATTCAGGGCCAGACACAACTGTGCCAACCCGGGCCCGAAAACGAGGGCCAGATATTGGTCATGCAGGAAGTGGTAACATGCGTATCACTGAAGTCGTAGGGATCACAGAAGCCGAATTTGAAAAGTTGGCTGAAAAGAAAGACGCCTGCTATCACAAGGTAAAATCAAGATACAAGGTATGGCCATCCGCCTACGCCAGTGGTGCACTGGTGCAGTGTCGCAAGAAGGGTGCGGCCAACTGGGGTAACAAGAGCAAGAAATAATGAACATCCGAGAGATACTGGAGGGACAGCGTTGCTGGAAGGGGTACGAGAAGAAGGGTACCAAGATCATGTTCGGCAAGCGCGTGAACAACTGCGTCAAGAAGGAGGACGTGGACTTCTGTGTCAACTGTGGTGAACTGGTCCTGTCAGAGACGCTTAACGAGGACCTCAAGAAATGGTTCAAGCAGAAATGGGTGAGATTCGGTCCAAAAGGCAAGATCCGTGGAGCATGCGGAGGCAAGGGCAAGGGCGAGGGCAAGCCAAAATGTTTACCAGCCAAGAAGGCCTACGCACTGGGCAAGAAAGGTCGCGCATCAGCGGCACGCAGGAAGAGGAAGCAGGATCCCAATCCGGACCGACGTGGTAAAGCCAAGAACGTGGCCACCAAGAAAAAATAGTTTACATACCCCGCAAAGTATAATATAATACACGCTCAACAACAGGAGAAACAAATGGCAGTAAGAAATTTCAACGACGCTGAGAAGCAGAAGTTAATACAGATCATATCACAGGGCTCACAGGTGCTGGGTGAAGTGGAAGATCTCAAAGGTGGTTTGAAGGACACGGTAAAAGCGATAGCGGAAGAACTTGAACTAAAACCAGCCTTGATCAACAAGGCGATCTCGGTCGCACACAAGGGCAACTACCAGAACATCGCGGACGAGATGGACACGCTGGAGAGCATACTAAACACGGCCGGCAAACTTTAATGTTGGCCAAAGTCAGATCATTCTGGCTTCGTAGTTTTGAAAGTGACCGCACAGCGTTCTACTTTGAACTGGTCAGTTTCATATTCACTGTGGGAGCCAGCCTAACACTCGCGATCACGGCCGCGGACCCAGACATGACAATTATATACCCGGGATTCTTCATTGGTGCTGTGACACAGTGTTACGCCGCCTACAGGAGGAACGCCGCGTTCGTGATGATGATCACAGGCTACTTCTCAATCATAAATGTCTACGGCTACGGCGTGGCCAGTTACTGGTGGTAAGATGAGTTACATAGACGCATTGTACAAAAAGGACGAGGACAGGATTTATGTTGTAGAACGTGATCCCAAGAAGGGCAGGATATTCACCGAATATGATGCTAGGTACGTGTTCTACTATCCAGACGCCCGAGGCAAACATAGGGGAATGACAGGCGAGCCTCTACAGCGTGTTGTATGCTCAACACACAAAGAATTCATTAAAGAGCAACGCATAAGATCCAACAAGCAACTCTATGAACATGATATAAATCCAGTGTTCAGATGTCTGGAAGAGAATTACCTAGGTAAGGAAACTCCAAAACTGAACGTGATGTTTTTCGACATTGAGGTGGACTTCGATCCGGATCGTGGTTACTCAACTACAGATGATCCGTTCATGCCCATAACTGCCATAAGTTGTTACATGAGCTGGACGGATCAACTGGTCACACTGGCTGTGCCACCCAAGACCATAAGCATGAAGGACGCGGAAGAGCTCACGAAGAGGTTCGACAACACCATGCTGTTCGAGAAAGAGAAGGACATGCTGGACGCTTTCCTACAACTTGTGGAAGACGCTGACATCCTGTCAGGCTGGAACTCAGAGGGTTATGATATCCCATACACAGTGGGACGTATACAGAAAGTGCTCAGTGGTGATGACACTAGGAGATTGTGTTTCTGGGGTGAGAAGCCCAAGAAGAGGGTGTTCGAGAAATATGGTCGAGAGCAGTTGAGCTTTGACCTCATTGGCAGGGTACACTTGGATCTGTTGGAACTGTACAGGAAGTACACATACGAGGAACGACACAGTTTCAGGCTGGACGCCATAGGTGAACACGAACTGGGAGAACGCAAGACAGTGTACGAGGGATCACTGGACAATCTCTACAAGAATGACTTTGGCCTGTTCATAGAATACAACAGGCAGGACACGGCACTGCTGGCCAAACTGGAGAAGAAATTGAAGTTCATAGAACTGGCCAACGAGATCGCACACCAGAACACGGTGCTACTACAGACAACGATGGGCGCAGTGGCGGTCACAGAACAGGCCATCGTGAACGAAGCGCACAGGAGAGGCATGCAGGTGCCCGGCAGGAAGTACAAGAAGGAAGGTGAGGAGAACCAACCAGCCGCTGGAGCATACGTGGCCACGCCCAAGAAGGGCATACACGACTGGATAGGATCCATCGACATCAACAGTCTATATCCTAGTGTGATCCGAGCCTTGAACATGGGACCGGAGACCATAGTGGGACAGATAAGGCCGGTGATAACTTCCGCGGAGATCAACAGGGCCAAGCACGCCAAGAAGTCGTTCGCGGCCGCGTGGGACAGCCAGTTCGGATCATGGGAGTACCAGGCGGTGATGAAACAGGACAAGGGCACGGAGATCATAGTTGACTGGGAGGACAAGACCAGTGTGCGTATGAGCGCGGCACAACTGTATGAAGTGATCTTCGACGGCAACAACAAGTGGATGCTCAGCGCCAATGGAACAATATTCACCTACGAGTATGAGGCCATAATACCAGGATTGTTGAAACGTTGGTACGCGGAGAGACAGGA